ATGGGTAAAGTACGAGTTAGATACGAAGATGGTACCGAAGAAGAATTAGTAGAGGTACAAGAAAGAACAGGAGCTACCATAAATATCTATCATCAAAATAGTGAAGGATATTTCCTTGTTCAACTCCTACCACCTCATAAAAAATTAGAGGTTCATAATTTAGGTAATAGTACCTACCTTTTGGGCGATAGAACTGCACTTGTGGTGAGATATGATTATCCTTAAAGATGATTAAATACTTTAGGCTCACATCTACATGAAAAGTCAAAATTACTATTAGATATCTTAAGAGCACCTAAAAACTAGTTTTATCGTTTGCCGGACTTATTACGGTGCAAAAAAGCCCCGCTAAATATCTATTATTAGCGGGGCTTTTTACTTTAAAAACTCAATATCCAGCATATAATTAATTTACTTTTTTAATTACATACTAAAATATGCAAATGCTTCCTCAAAAAATTATTCAAACAAATGAAAACACCAGATTTGTTTTTGCATCTACAGATACAACGGCAATTTATTCATTTGTTATTGCTGCTTTGGTAGGGATTATTCTTGCCTTAGTGGGGGTTTTCCTAGCATGGTGGTATGGTAAAAAGAGTTTTGATTTAACAACTAAATCATTTGAAATTACTGTCGAGCAAATTATTGCAAGTATCGAAGCGGCTAAAGTTAATACAAATGAGCTGATCAAATCCAACAAAGAATCTTTAGCAATGCAAGAAGAGCTAAAAAGAAAGGAGTTGGTGTTTCAGAGCAGGCAGGTTTGGTTAAACGACTTACGTGATACCTCAACTCTCTATTTAGAAAGTTTGTCTAAAATGAGTAGTTTGTATATAAAGAAAAGACAAGAGATTAGATCAAGAGTAAAAGTTGACAATGAATTGTTTCTAGAAAATTCAGCTCAAGAGAGTATAAATATTACAAGAATATCTTTGAAAATTGAGTTTTTACTTAATCCTAAAGGTCTTAATGAGCAAATAATTCTCCAATTAATGAGTAATATTCATGAAATTATCAGAGTTCAGTTCCCAAAATGTTTAGCAATTGATAATAGTGAAAATATACGAGGATTAATTGATAGCGATTATAATAATTTCCGAGCAGAAATCCGAAAATTATTGAAAATTGAGTGGGAAAAAACAAAAACTCTAAAATAGATTTAAAAATATAAACTTGACCTCCTTCGGGAGGTTTTTTATGGATGAAAAAATGGACAATAAAGAATACTTTTGGCTTACAAGAAAAAAAGAACCTAAAATAAAATCTAAAAGCAGACCATTGCCTAAGGCTAAAGAAAAGTATCTGGAAGCTGAAGAAGTCCTATTTCAAGAACTAGAAGAACATCGAATTGGATACCGAAGAAAATTTCAATTTGATTCAACTAAAAATTGGCGGTTCGATTTTAATATTGTGAAGTTGAATCTACTTATAGAAATTGCTGGTAGCCCTTGGGCAGTTGGTCGCGGTGGCACAAAGATAGCAAACGCATTGTGTAAATATGATCTCGCTCTAGATCGAGGTTATGTATTTGTACGTCTTGAACCTCATCAAATTGAATCAGGTTATGCAATCAACTGGATAAGAAGCGAATTAGCGAGAATTGAAAATGGATCAGATCAGACCATTTCCTCCACAGGACTTGATTGATAAAGCCGAAGAGGATGAAACAATTCGTTTAAAACCTGCACCAGAATTAAAGGAATGGGTTATAGCAAACTTTCTAACTTTGGGTGGACCTCTTCATAATCCGGATCACGACCATATTGCTGAGTTGCTTCATGACAATGAAGAGTTCTTAGCCTTTGCGTGGGCTTCGTCAGCATTTAAAAGCAAACAGGCTATGGTTCTTGGGCAGTGTGAAAAGGTGATGTTTAATGTTGGAGGCTGGCGTAAAGCTAGACAAGAGCAACAGATGCGGGACTGGTTCGGATTTGTACCAACTTACCTGATTACGATCGATGCCACATTTTGCGATAAAGCTAACGATAGTGAATTCTGTGCTTTGCTTGAACATGAGCTTTACCACATAGGCGTAGAGCGTGATGAAGACGGTGAGATGATCTTTAGCAGCTCAACTGGCTTACCTAAGCACTATTTATCAGGTCACGATGTCGAAGAGTTTATTGGTGTAACTAAACGGTGGGGAGCAAGTAAGAGCGTTAAACGTCTTGTTGAGGTTGCGAAGAATCCGCCGTTTGTTTCAAATCTAGATATTTCAAAATGCTGCGGAAACTGCGTAATCAATTGAGCCATAAGGCTCTTTTTTTTGCCTGTTTTGCTTTACGTAGCTTTACGAAGGGGCAAGTATGGCAACATTAAGAGAGCCTGTAAAAATCTTTATAGTTCAGTCTCTTGCCTGCTTCGAAACCCCTCAACAGGTGGCAGATGCTGTAAAGCAAGAATTTAACATCGAAATTGAACGTCAGCAGGTCGCTTTATATGACCCAACAAAAGCAACTGGGAAAAACCTAAGCAAGAAACTGGTTACTTTGTTTAATAAAACCAGAGCAGATTTCCAAAAGAATATTTATGACATTCCTCTAGCCAATAAAGCCTATCGCATTAAAGAACTTCAGAAGATTTATGAAGGCTGGAAGAACAACCGGCTAATGAAGCAAGGTGTGATTAAACAGGTTAGGGAAGAAATGCAGGGTCATGACTTAACACTCCTGAATATTGAGTTAAAACAACTTGAGATTGAAAAGATCAGGACGGGCGATGGTGAGGGTGCCGATGATCCAACACCGGTCAAGGTAACCATTCAAGTTGTAGATGCGAGTAAAAAAGATGCCGAACATCAATCCGACGCTGAATGTGCCTCAGGCTAGATTTCTTCAAATGGAAAACAAATTCAGGGCATTTATATCCGGATTTGGTGGCGGAAAAACTTGGGTGGGTTGTGGTTCTTTATGCCATAAGGCTTGGGAATTCCCCAAAGTTAGGCTGGGCTATTTTGCACCTACATACCCTCAGATTCGGGATATCTTTTATCCGACAGTCGATGAGGTTGCTTTTGACTGGGGGTTAAAGACCAAAATCTATGAATCGAATAAAGAGGTCGATCTTTATTATGGTCGTCAGTATCGAAGTACGATCATCTGCCGGTCTATGGAGAAGCCGGCAACAATTGTCGGTTTCAAGATTGGTCATGCACTGATCGATGAGCTCGATGTTATGGCTACTCACAAGGCTCAGCAAGCGTGGCGTAAGATCATCGCACGTATGCGATTTAAACAGGCAGGTTTGTTGAATGGTATTGATGTAGCGACTACACCGGAAGGTTTTAAATTTACGTACGAGCAATTCGTTAAAGAGGCGAATAAATCAGAGGCCAAGCGAAAGCTTTATGGAATGATTCAGGCTTCAACCTATGACAATGAGGCCAATCTACCAGATGACTATATTGCATCTTTACGGGAATCCTATCCACCTCAGCTCATTGAGGCATATTTACGTGGGCAGTTCGTTAACTTAACCAGCGGTGCTGTTTATCCTGATTTTGACCGTAGGCTCAACCATACCGATGAAGAAATTAAGCCGAATGAGCCGTTAATTATCGGTATGGACTTTAACGTCTTGAAGATGGCCGCCGTGGTGTATGTGATCCGTGACGGTAAACCTCTGGCACTAGATGAACTGGTAGGAGTTCGTGATACACCAACTATGGCCAAACTGATTATTGAACGTTTCCCCGATCATGAAATTACGATTATTCCTGATGCTGCCGGACAATCTACTTCATCAAAAAATAGCAGTGAGTCGGACCATGCCATCTTAAGGCAGCATGGTTTACGGGTAGAGGTGAATAACACTAACCCGACCATTAAAGACCGTTTAAATGCCGTGAATGCTTTGATCCTGAATGGTGAGGGAGAACGGACGTTAAAGGTTAATACTTATAAGTGCTCACGGTTTACCGAGACATTAGAACAGCAGATTTATGATGACTTTGGAATGCCTGACAAGAAATCAGGATTGGACCATGTCGGTGATGCAGGTGGCTACCCACTAGCGAAACGGTTCCCGATTATTAAACGGATTGTTCAGGTCAGACGGATTCGGGGTATGGCTTAAATAACGCACCTTTATCGGTGCTTTTTTATTGGTGTTTTTATGGCAGTTACGGATAAACATCCGCAGTATAGTGCTGCACAAAAAAGCTGGTTGGTTATGCGTGACGCCGTTGCCGGTGAAGAGCAGATTAAACAGGCACAAACCAAGTATCTTCCTAAATCGGCTGGCATGATTGAGGCTGAAAAGCAGGGCGATAAGACTGGAGAAATTTATAAAGCTTATCTCAGTCGTGCTCAGTATCCATTATGGGTTCAAGACTCTCTTCGTACGATGATTGGTCTGGTCTCAAAGCTTGAACCTAACATCGTAATTGAAAGTACTTTATTAAAAGGGCTTATAGAGAATGCAACCAATGACGGATTTGGGCTTAAACAGCTTTTTATCCGAATTTGTCTAGAGTTACTGGAATATGGTCGCTGTGGCTTGCTGGTAGATGTAGATGCTAACGGCGTTCCATACTTCGCCTTATATGATGCCTTATCCATTATTAACTGGAAGGAAAACAGCATTGGTGGTCGTAAGGATCTGAAATTATTAGTGCTCGAGGAGCAATTTGAAAACGGTGGTGATGAGTTTGGCCATGATACAAAAACGGTCCACCGCGTTTTATCCATGATTGATGGAGCCTTAGCAGTCCGTTTGTTTGATGGTTCTAATGTGGAGGATAAAACTCCGGATCTTGGCGGTAATCAGCTTTCATTCACACCATTTGTATTCTGCGGTACCACGGATAACTCCCCTAATGTTGGAACTATTCCGCTTTTAACTATGGCAAAAGCAGCCCTGAAGTATTACCAGCTCAGCGCGGACTACTTTCAGTCACTTCACCATACAGCACATCCTCAGCCTTGGATTAACGGTCTGGAAGGTGATGAAGATATCAGTGTCACTGGTGTAATGGCGGTGTGGAGTCTTCCACGTGAGTCACAATGCGGTTACTTGGAGATTTCTGGCGATGGTATTGATCTGACTAAAAAGGAAATGGATGCCCAGAAGAATTCAGCTCTTGAAGCTGGAGCAAAGGTTATTGACACTAATTCACAAGAATCAGGTGAAGCACGCCGTGCACGTCAGGATGATCAGCATGCAAGCTTACATAGTATTGTGATGTGTGCAGCTGCTGCTATTGAGCAATCCATTAAGTATGCAGCCCAATGGTTAAAGCTCGATCCTTCCAAATATACATTTACGGTAGAACCTGAATTTATCGTTCAGCAATACGATATCAATCTTGCTAAACAACTTTACGAAGGTGCACTAGCAGGCAAGAATTCGTTCCAGACATACTGGGAATACCTTGCAACAGGAAAACTACCAGAACATGAATATGAAGATGAATTAGAGCGTATAGAAAAAGAACGTGATAGCGCGCCACTATAGAGGTAACGGTTTATGGCTGCGAATGATGAAAAAACACTTTTTAATATCCTGACCCAACATCAGGCATATCTATATCGTGCGTCTTCACGATCAGTGAATGAGCTACACAAGTTATTTAATGACGAAACAATGATTATGCTCGGCTCATTAAACATGCTACTGGACGAGCTAAACAATTCTGAAAAGATAGCTCTTGCTGGCGGGCAATATACGACCCCCAATCTAAGGGAGGTTCGTGATCTGATTGCCCAGTGGTTTAACACAATTAATGTGGCTGTACCTGAGGCATTTGCAGTATCAGCTATAGCACTTGCAGTTTATGAGGCCAATTACATGGCTAAACTGTTTGGTAAGGTTGATAAGAGTCAAAAAGCAGACGAACTTTATACGGCCACCAAAAAAATCCCTTTAGCTGGGGGAGCATTAGTTGATGAGCTCCTATCTAAAATTGCAGAAACTGCACGCCAAAGAGTGGAATATGCAATTCGGGATGGTATTAATACCGGCATGACCAATCAACAGATCATTAAACGAATCCGCGGTACCAAACGTCTTAAATATGAAGATGGTCTTTTAAACAGCACTAAAATCGATATTGACCGGACGGTAAGGACAATCCGAAGTCATATATCCAATCAGGCGTATCTAAATAGTTTTAAACAATTCGACTTTAAATATGTCAGATTTATTAGTGTACTTGATGGCAGGACTTCAAAAGTTTGCGCTTCACTCGATGGTTTAGTCTGGAAAATAGATGATCCAGCAAAACGTATACCGCCGTTGCATCCTAATTGCCGAAGTGCACTCGTTCCAGTTGATAAAGATGGTCGTCTTATCGGGCAACGTCCATTTGTGATGGATGAGCGCAAGGTCAAGGACATTCCTAAAGATGAACGTGAACAGTTAATTGGTCAACTTGATGCCAACACCACATTTAGAGAGTTCTTTAAGAAAACAGATGAGTTTTTTCAGAAAGAATGGCTAGGGCCTAAACGTTTCAAACTCTACAAAGAAGGCCATTTTGATTTTGATAAGTTCTTTGACCCTGAAGGTAGGTTATATACTTTGGATGAGTTAAGAAAATTGGATGAGAGTGCTTTTAGAAATTTTGAACTGTAATCATTGCTCTTAAAAAGTGATTAAGTTTATTAAAATTTTATATATCATAATGTTAATATAACTTATCACTTATACAATAAATCATAGAGTTTAAATTGAATGACAAAGATCCTTCTAAAATCACTACTCATTCTATCTTTTATAAATCTTATTTCTGGTTGCGATGATTCTAAATGGTTAAAGCAAAACGATTTATATGAAAAGGAAGTTGAATTTGTACCAGCACCTGGCAGTAACTGGATTCCTTCAAAATATATTGAGGAACAAAGTGGAAAGGTTACCTATAACTTGGCAACTGCAAGTGAGCTTTTAAATACTACAGCTGAACCATATTCTGAGGATTCACGTCTAATATTCCTTTATAAGCAAGAATCCAATGATAATAGTCTTTTGTTAACTGTAACTAGAGGACTTGCTATTTGTCCTGAAACTGATTGTGACGTCATATTCAAATTTGATGAAGAAAAACCTGTAAAAGTTAAAATGTTTGTTTTAGATGATTTTGATGGACATTCTTTTCAAGTTAAACGTACTCAAGATAAAGAAGAAATTATTAAGTTACTTAAGAAAAGTAAGCAGTTAAAAGTAGATATATCTTTAATCAATAATGGAGTTAAAACAGCACAATTTGATATTTCTAATTTTAGCTATGTTTTAGAACGTTTCTTGAAAGAAAATAGTGTGAAAAATTGATTTTAAATTAGATAATTTAAGGCACTTAGTCGGTCGAGACTTCCACATCTTATATTTGAATTAACTAAAGGTCATGACTGGCATAAAGGTGGGATAGGGTATAAGACATTGCTGGAATGTAGTTTGATTAAGACATAGTTTAAAGTCTTGACAGCAGAAGCAGTTTTGGGCTAATTTTTACCACAATGAATAGTTGTGCAAACATCTTGTTTTTATAACAAATATGCGTCAATTATTAAGAAATACTAAACCACCTTTCGAGGTGGTTTTTTATACCCAAAAATATGTCATTGAACAGTAAAAGATTTAAAACTAATAATAGGTTTGTACAGCTATTAATTAATAATCTAATTGTGATAATTTTATGTAATTATTAATTATAAGAGATGAAAATGGCTAAAACTAAACCAAAACCTAGAACTGCAATAGTGAATATTCATGTACAACAAGGGGATAGAGTCGAAGGAATTTTTGATGAAAAGAAACAAATAATGAGTTTTAAGATAAAGCGTCAAGATGAGGTAGTTAGTGCAAAGAAGATTGAATATACCAGTTTTTATAAACGAGATAGTAATAAGCCAAAATTTTTAAATATAATTGAGTTTCAGAAATCATCAGATTTTACTGTATCACATGATGAAGCTATACAGAGATTTGATCATATTTGGGCTATTGATACTAATAAAAAAGAAATTTTTGGTGAGTTGGCAAACGTCGCTGTTGTTACAGAAGGTGATACTAATGGTTCCAGTGAATTCACATCCACTCTTGCAATCATATTTGGATTAACTGAAGGTAATTCTGAACTTTTTAGTTGGAGAAAATTTATCAGTTTTGTTATGTCAAACCTAACAGACAGTTCTTTAAAGCAGTTTGGTCTAATTGTAGACTCTGATCTAGGGAAAATTAGACAATATAACAGTAGAGAATTACCTATCCATGGAGACTTCTTCTTACCCGAAAATTGGACATTAATTTATGCAACTTCGGATTCAGGAAAGGAAAGTATATTTAATAGAATGTTGATTGAATCAGATAAAGTTTCTAAAAAAGTTATGGCTTGGGTATCTAATTTAGAAAAAAATGTAAAGCATTGGCGTCCCATCACTAATGAAGATAATTATCAACCAACATTCCTTCCACTTTTGAATATTGAGTTATAAGATGATTCTGAAAAGCACTTTAGGGTGCTTTTTAAAACCATAATCTGTTAATTTGTATACTGAAAAATATAGTATATAAAATATTTTTATTTTAAATAGTTAAGTATCAATGAACGAATTTTATAGATTACCAGCAGCAGATATTGTTGTTCAGCTTTCTTATCAGAAAGAAATAGAAATTTTCGACTTTACTGAAATGCTTGAAGGCATTTCCTTAATGTTCGATAGCTTTATAAGAAGCAAAAACAATGCAAGTTATAAGAGGAAAAAGGATAGACCTAGATTATACATAAGAGAAATTCATAAAGGCTCTATTATTGCTGAGCTTATCGCAATTTTTCCAGATTTTATTGAAAATGTAGATAAACTAAATACTCTTCTTGAATTTGGCTTAATAATGCGTGAGTTATTTAAAATTCGAGAGGAGGAAAAGCTAAAGGAAAGTCAGATAAAAAATAGGGATAAAATAATTAAACCATTATTAAATGATCCTAATGCCAAACTTGTTATTGATTTTGAAAACTCTCAAGAAAAAATTGAGATTGATAGCCAGAAGGCTGTTCAAATACAGATTAAAAGTAGGGAAATTCATGAAAAGCTAAGGATTAAACGCTTAGCATGGGCATCACCTATAAAAGATCAAGTTAAGATGTTTAAAAAAGATGGGGAAATACAGGAATTACAAACAAGTCTTTTGGAAGAAAAAGTATCAGAAGTTTGGTTGAAAATAGAATCACCTTCTTTTAATAATGGAACTTGGGGCTTTAGACAGGATGATAAAAAGTTTAATGCGACAATCCTTGATGAAAATTTTATGATCAAAGTTCAAAAAGGAGCATTCCGATTTGGAAAAAATGACCTCTTAAAAGTACAGTTGAAAACATCTCAAAGACTGGTGGGTCATAGAATCATCAATCGTTACGAAATAATTAAGGTTCAAGAATATCAACAGGTATAAGTATTTTTTGTATAAAACTATAGAAAAATCTATATCTCACTAATTTTTAATCTTGATGATTAAAAAACCACCTCAGAGGGTGGTTTTTTTATGCATGAAATTACACAACAAACCTGAAGTTCGAATATCAAAAATAGAGGATAGAAGTTCTAAAAAGCAAAAAGCCCATGACGGCAATCATGAGCTTTTTAATTCAACTCAACCGGTGAAAGTTAAGGAGAAATATCTCTGTGCATAAGCATACATCAAAAACTGAACTAAAGGTAGATGGGAAAATGAGCGAGAAAGGTGCTGACCGTGCAGGACTAATGCAGTCAATTACCAATTTGGGCTTAGCCTTGGGAATGATTGTTATCGCGATTATTTTGGCGCTGAAATAATCGCTCTCTTACAACGTACCGCCTTCGGGCGGTTTTTTAATGCCTGAAGCAAAGCAGAGGGCTAAACAATTAAATCCGCAAGGCGGTATCTCCAGGAGATTTTAAATGTCAGATGAAATCAAAGTTGATCTGGAAAATCCAGAAGTTAAGGCTGCTATTCAGAAAGCTGTTGATGAACAGGTACAGGGCTTAAAAACCAAGAATAGCGAACTCATTACTAAGAACAGTGAATTAAAAACTGAACTGGGTGATTTGAAGCAACAACTTGAAGGAGTTGATCTGGGAGCAATTAAGGAGCTGCTTACCAAGGCGAGTATGGATGAAGAAACGAGACTTATTGCCGAGGGCAAGGTTGAAGAAGTCATCCATAAACGTACTGAGAAGATGCGTGAACAGCATGACAAGTTACTCAATGCCGAAAAAGAACGGGCTGATAAAGCAGAAGCTTATGCCAACAAGTTCAAGCAGTCGGTAGTTCAGAGCCAGATTGTACAGGCTGCTCTTGAGCTGGAGGCTTTGCCGGAAGCAACAGCAGATATCGCATTTCTTGCCAATTCTAAATTTGTACTCGATGAAAACGGTAAGGCCGTAGCAGTCGATACACAAGGCGAAGTAATTATTGGGAAAGACGGTAAGACGGCGCTATCACCAAAAGAATGGGTCGAAACCTTGCGTGAGCAAAAGCCTTATTTCTGGCCTAAAGCAAATGGAACAGGTTCACCAGGTAGTACCAATACAAAAGGACAGGTTGATATTACCAAGCCAGACGGTTCGGTGAATCTGACCAAACTTGCCCAATTACGAAATGAAAATCCGCAGCTGGCGAAAGAGCTGGCGGCTAAACACGGTATTAATCTTTAAGGAGTAAAGCCTAATGGCTGAGACAAAAATTGCTGATGTCATCGTACCCGAGTTATTTACTCAGTACGTTTTAAATAAAACTGCCAAGAAGTCCGCTTTATGGCAGTCGGGAATTGTAGGGGAGCTGGATGTCGAAGTTGCATTCGGTACACAAGGTGGATCTACCGTAAATATCCCGTTCTGGAACGATTTGGACGGGGAATCTGAAGTACTTTCAGATGCGACACCTCTAACCGTAAACAACATTGCCGCGGGTCAGGATATTGCTATTTTGCATGCACGTGGTAAGGCATGGGGTGCCAATGATCTGGCAAAAGCTTTATCTGGTGACGATCCACTTGGCGCAGTTGGTGATCTGGTTGCTGATTACTGGGCACGTGAGTTTCAAGGCTTTACTGTTAATACGCTTAAAGGTGTGTTCGGTTCTGCAAGTATGGCAAGTAATACACATGACATCTCTGCTGGTACTGGAGCCGCGGCAGTTATTGATGGTGTTTCATTTATCGATGCCTCATACAAGCTTGGGGATGCCGTCGATAAATTAACGGCTATTGCCATGCATTCGGCAACCATGGCTGCACTAGCCAAGCAGGGCCTGATTGAAACCGTACGTGATGCAGATGGTGTGGTGCTCTACAAAACCTTCATGGATCGCCGTGTGATTGTCGATGATGGTATGCCAGTTGATGGTGATGTATTCACATCATTCCTGTTCGGACAAGGTGCTATCGGCTTTCAGGATATCGGTGCACCCGTAGGAGTTGAGACTGACCGAGACAGCCTAGCAGGCTCTGATATTCTCATTAACCGCCGTCACTTTGTTTTGCACCCTCGTGGCATCAAATGGGCTGGTGCAATGGGTGTTGCTCCGAATAATGCAGGTCTTTCATCTGATGCCAACTGGGAACGCGTCTACGATCCAAAGCAGATTCGTATTGTGGCGTTCAAGCACAAAGTTAAATAAAGACGGGCGGAATTATCCGCCTTTTCTTTTGGAGATAAATCAATGGGCCTATCCGCATTTAACCGCATGAGAGAACGTCAAATGACACAAGCAAAAGTAACTGAACTCGAAGAACAACTGGCAACGTTGAAAGGTGAATTTATTGCCTTCCAGAATGATCCAGAGGCAATGAAAACACGTATTGCTGAGCTTGAATCTGGTGAAGGTGATCAAAAGCCTAGTGAAGTTCAATCAATTAACTATGCAGGGCTTAAAGTTGATGAGCTTCGTGCTGTTTTAACTGAAAAAGGCATTGCATTTGAATCAGGC